ATAATGCAGTTTCATCAGTTGTAGCTAATGCTACTCCTATAAACTTATAGTTGTTTGCCATTTTCTAGGTTTTCCTCTTAAAAACATAGTGAGTTCCTTGTTGAAAGGTTATTAGTAATTTATACCGATTCCATGCAGTCGAGTTTCTTTTGAACCTTGTACTTGATTAGCCCAAACTGCTTTGTATCTGACATCTGTTCCTCCTGTGCATGTAACTTTTCCAAGACGCACTTGCTTAATTCCAGAAGCATAGACTGGAGTAATGGCTGTGTATGTATCTGTTTCAGTCCAGTTTGATCCGCCATCGCAACTGAAAAATATGGATAAATCTGTTCCTAAAGTTGCTGTTCCTTCGCCATCAGCATACAACATTGTTCCACCAACTTCCGTTCTTGTTCCTGTAACCGAGTTAGCTGATTGAATGAGTGTGCCTGTTGCATTATTCTGCTCTTTTGCATATTGAACTCCTGTTCCGTTAGAACCTCTGCCACCACTACTGCCATAAGCAATAGCGTATTCTGCTGTGCTGGTTAAATCCTCTCCGCCATAAGTATTCGAAGTTAAAATTAATGTACCACTACTTGTTCCTTGATATATTCTAAAAACTCCGTCAGCATCTCTTGTAATTGTAACTTGCGTATCTTGAAATTCAAAACCAGATTGTCCAGGACTAGTTACTGAAGTTACACCACCACCTGTACCATACTGAACAAGACCTCCAGAACCTCCAGCACCATCACCCATGTATAGCATAAAACTATCCTCTAAACTATTTAGACCTTCGGTGGAATGTTTCCGCCAAGCATTACCCGTATTAGTTGGACTACCAGCGGGTTCTTCAGAAGTTTTATAGAAAATTAGAATACCACCAATACCATAAGCATCATTTTCGTTTGTCAAAGTAAATTCAAATGGTTGATTAGCGGCAAATGTTAGAGGTGTAGTGGCACTAGCATTAGTTACCATCATTACATCTTCATCAGGCGAAGCCGCATGAGCAATAACACCAGCTCCTGCAGTTTTAGCACCAGCAGAACCCCAATCCCAATTATTCTCTATAAGATTAGTAAGTGTTCCCATTACAACAGTTGTCCAATATCCGCTTACTCTATCGCCTGTTGTTTGCGTTCCTAAATTCGTATCGTCTGTAAATGTTTCGATAAAACTTCCAGGAAGGTTGAAAGCCGCAGACGATTCATTGGTAGCTTCTCTTAATGCTAAAGCTGTTAAATCTGATTTGATTGGTTCGTCATCGTATGCCGCAGCCGCAACTGTTTCAAAAACATGTTTTTTACCAGCACCTGAACTTAAAAGGTGCTGTCCGTCTGTTCCTAAACTTCCTACAAGTCCAGAACCTCTAATATTAAATTTACTTCCTACTATTCCACTCATAATTCTCCTATTATAATGTTTGATCTAAATAAGTAACAACTACGTCAATATCTGCTGAACTTGCAGTTATGCCTGACAACACATCTGATGCTTCTAAAACAATTCTTCCTGTATGTTCAAAAGTTTCATAAGCTCCGATTGCTTGCTGTTTATAAATCCAATAATCGCTAGAACCAGCGTCATCTCGAATATATAAATCAAAAAGTTCGGCAGCATTTCCAGTTTCGCAAAGCGTAATACTTAATATTGTATAAGTATGACCACTTGCTGCTGTGAGAATATCTGCTTCACTATTTGAAAGTGTTGCGTGTAGTTTTACTTTTAATACTTCACTTGCCATATTTTTCTCCTATTGTTAAAATCCTAATACCAAAGACTTTCCTGTTCCTGAAAGTGTTGGGTGCATTATTTGTGTTGATGATGTAATTCCATAAGTTAAAATATCTAAATCTCCGCCTAATTGTGGACTTGAATCCCCACTTACGTCAGCACTCACAGTTGAGTCTAACCAATTTACAGTATTTGCAGAATAGTTAAAAGTACAAAGTGAAATCCAATCTGATCCATCGTAAAGTTTTAAAGTAGGTGTTGTTGCCGAAGTTGTGTCCAACCATAAACTTCCAGCCGCTTTTGAACCAGGTGCAGAAGTCGTTGAGTTTAATGTGTTTATCGCTCCAAGAATACTATTAAGTTCGGTTCTCAATGCAGAGAAACCTTGATTCGCTAATGTATAATCTGAAACTGTACTCATAATTTTTTATTTCCTATTTTTTATTATCATATTCTTTTTAAGACTTCAAACCATATCCGTAGGCAGTCCAATCAAAAGTTTTTGATATACCACTAGCACCACTACTAAAAAACTGAATAGTAAAGCCAGTCTTGGTTTTACTTGTTATACTGTAATAATCGCCTGTTGCCAAGCCCTGTGCCGATACACCAACACTAGGAGTGGCATAGAAAGAATTAGTATAGGTAATCACTTTTGCACTCGTAGTTGAAACTACGTCTTGATCTGATTCACTTCTTTTTTCTAAAGCTAATGTATAACTTAATGTATGAACTTTTGGTCTAGTTTTATTATCTTCATTACTTAATTTACATCTGAATTTAAAATATCTTCCTTTAATTGTCGTTTGTTGAGCAATTTTTTGATAAGTAGTTATAGCACCTAAACTAGAAGTGGAAGAACCAACATATACTTCTGAACTTGCTTGAACTTCCCAGCTTCCATCAAAAGGTGCTGACGCATCGTCAAAATAGGTAGCACCTCTTCCAGAATCAAAAAGATCATATTCATTTTCTGTGGTCATTCCATTAACGATAGTAAAGGTGGCATCATAAATCGCATCTAAAGTTAATGTGTTGGCGTAATCGTAATATCCGACACTTTGAATATTAGCAGTATAATAACTTGGATTTGACGTTGCATCCGTTCCACCTAAATCAAAATCTCCCTCTGCATCATCAAAATCCCCTACTGTATCATCAAAGTCAGTTATCGTATCAAGTGTTAAAATTTTTCTTGCTAAATTATCTTCGCTAATACCTAAACCACTTACTAATGTTCCTGAAAAATCTGCCATATCTATTCCGTATAAGTTGCTTGTGTTGAATAATATTGTAGTCCTGAAATGTTAGTATAAACTATACTTTCGTTTGCACTACTGTTTCCTAATTTATCAACTGCTTTAATGAGTATCGCTACATCTGACATTGAATTGACTGTAACACTATCAGATTTTCTTCGTGTTACTCTTGTTAAAGGTGTGCTGGTATTCCAGGTCGCACCGCTTGTTACATTTTCATATCTAATTTCATACCAAGAAATATCCAAGTCAGAAACAGGAGTCCAAGTTAATTCCATTTGATTTGAACCAACCATACTTACCGACAAATCACTAACATCATTGGGCGTTTCGGTTGCTCCCACAATTTTTCTACTGCCTGAAGTATATGTGCTGCTAACTCCGAGTGCGTTGATGGCCTTACATCGAACATCGTAAGTGGCATCATCAACCACATTTAATTGATGGTAATTTAATTGTGTTCCTTTTCCTAAAATTTTATAATCTGATTCTGTGCTTAATTTAGTTTCAACTTGATAGTATTGAACAAATTTATCTGTGGAAACTCCAACAGTTATTAAAAGTCGAGTTAAAACTACTCCGTCAGAATATTCTACCATTTCGTCATCAAGGGTAACGGAAGCTGGAGCAACAACAGAAAAAGGATTAGGTAAAGTTGTTGAGGGAGTTGTTGCCGCTTGTGTTTTAGTTGCCCAAGTGTAGTGTGCGTCTTGGTGTTCGATTAAAGAAAGCCCTATCGTGTAGTCCTCGTTAAAAGTAAAACCAACCACACGCATATTCTTCGCAGAAAATCCAATACTGGAATGAGTTATCGCTACAATATCTCCTATCGCTAGGTCATAAGCATCTCCTCCGCAATTAATGTCTAATCTTAACGCATCTCTTGATCTTCTGCAAATGACTTCTGCCATTTCTAATGCTTGGTAAGGCGAAGTAATCGTTTTCATGTCCACTCGATTTTCCAATAAGAAACCTCCATCAGCGGCTTTCATAGTGGCATGTTGGTCGGCTGACGTATAACCGCTATCATCTATTTCAGGCCACTGTACCTCGTCAACTTGGTAGTTTCGCGATGGGTTGACAAAAGAA